TTCGACTGCAATCTCGTTGCTTCCTTGAACCCAATTCTTCTGATTACCTCTTACATATTTTGTTGATTTACCATAGATGAGTTCAAACTCTCGACCACCCACAACCTTTGCATTGTTTTTACGAATATCATAATTACTGTTACCAAGAACCGTATCCTTTGATGATAGGTCAACAAGGGTTCTACGATTACCATGAACATTCATATTGTAATCACCCCCGACATCGACATTATAGTCACCTGTAACCACAAGGTTAAGATTACCCTTGTATACTAAGTTACCGTGACCTTCGATGATAGCAGTTTGGTCTCCGCCTGTTACTTCAATCTTGTTATTAGTAGAAGAGATAATGACCGAACCATCAGCACGCATCTCAACACCCGCACCTTTTCGATGACGAATCAGAACACGTTCACCGCCAGGCGTATCATCCATCTCAATGGTATGACCACTCGGTGTTTCTTGAACTTGGTTGAACGGATATTCGGACGGTCTTTGTTCTGCAATATCAAGAGACAATCCAATGTCTCCACCCCCGATATAGAGTTCGTTGACCTGTGTCCCTCGTGCAGCCTTGTTTATCGAAGAACCGTAATTATAATCTTTCTTAGGATATTCACCTGTAGGGTCTTGCATTCCGTCAGCAGAAACGCCAAGAGTTTCTTCTAGTCCTGTCCCTAGTTTTTTTATACGGTCTTCGTAGTTATCTTGTTTTACTGTCATTGGTTATTCTTCCGAAACAATGCTGACACATAATCTTCTACATCGAAGTATGGGTCTAATTCATTTGCATCAATATCATTATGTCCATTTACTTTACCGCCTGGATATCTACGATAGAATGCAGTAAGAAACTTTTCTAGTGTGTTAAACTGTGTAATCGTAAATGATTGTGAAGACCTAAAGTTTGTTGGGTTTGGTTCACCACTCGAACAATTTAATCCACCAACAAGAATAACACCAATTGATTCTCGGTCAATCTTTGCATCGTTAGAGTGTTCACCCGCTTTATTTACGGGTCGTCCTCGTTGTAATCTACCGTCACGTCTTATCACATAATGATAAGCAATACCATCTAAATCTAATTCCTTGTTAATATTATTTATCTCTATTGCACCGATATTTTTATCTGTTGTGGTTTCGGTTGCATGAATGATTACCTGATTAAGATTTCTTTCAATTGAATTGATTTCTGATTCAAGTTCCTCTACCGAAGAGACATAGGTAAATGCATCAGACTTGGTTGTTCGTCCACTCCACTTCGAAGCATTCTCATCAATATTTGTGGATGGTGCAAAGAAATCTGCATCGATAACATTTGTTCCGCTTATTGTGGTATCAAGAGCAAGAATCTCGGTATCCGCATTTTTTATTTGTTTGATTGTTTCGTCAATGTCTTCTTGTGGTATACCTTGTGCAAGTGCTTCGTCAGTTACCTTGTCCTGTAAATCTTGAGGGTTCTCTGCACTTGTTTTGGTAACAACGTCTTTCATTCTTTCGGATATATTTTCGTTCTTTGTGACAACAGTCTTGATAACTTCTGAACGGTCTCTAGATGTTCCTTTAATTTGACCCACAAGTCTTTTCTGAGTTTCGGTATCAAATTGGAAACCACCACCCGCAAGGTTATTTAATTTTGACCCCGCTTTGTTAGTTAAGGATTCGTTGATATCCTGAAGAATACCACCCGTAAGAGATAGACCCTTATCGAAAGTCCCATCAATACGGTCTGTAAAATCAGTAATTTCTGATACCAAACTATTGACAGATGTTGTAATATCTGTTACAGTGTCAATGAAACTATTTACTGTCGGAAACTTAGTCAGCGTTTGTTTTGCAGAACTCACCACAGAATTAAGTGCAGTGAGTCCACTCGCATTTGATACTTGACCCAACAAATCACCCTTACTGATATCTCCGCTCTTCAAAGACGGAACAGCAGTTACCGCTTGTGCAACCGTATTGTATGATTCTTTTGCAACATTTTGTGCAACATTTGCTAGTTGAGTGACATCCGAATCACTTCCTATATTTGCAACCGCAGTGTCGATATCAGACTTGAGTTGATTCTGTTTACTGATACCTTCCTGAACACCCGATACAATAGAGTTGATTCCACCACCGCCCGCTACTGCAAGACCCGAACCCTTTTGTGTGAGTTTACCTGTTGCAGTTCCAAGACCCGTCAGAGTATCAAGAATACTACTTAACGGTTGTGCAGAGTCACCCCCAAGTTTCTCCGCAGTAACACCAGCAGAAATTAGAGCAGCATCCGCATCCGAATCTCCATCAAGGTTTGCAAAGTTAAGAGAGAATGAACCTGGCCCATAATCTAGATTGGTGGTCGGGTCGGTCAGATTATCGAGACCGATATCATCTGTGACTTCACCGATACTTGTATTGAGAATAACATCTCCACTATCAAACTCTTCCTGAGATTCTACTCCACCCACAACTTGACCAGCATTCTGACCAATCTTGGTTGCCTGTTTGACATAGTTGTCTTCACGTGCAAGAACAGCGGCATCCTGATATGGGTCACCTTCTGCCTGTTCAATCGGAACACGTCTTGTTTCGGTAAAGGTAAATCCATCGGAATCAACACCTCTAGTAGTAATAGTAGTGAATTCTTGTTTGACTTTACCCGCACGTCTATTGACTGCCTTCAGACGAATGTTTACATCTTCTTTACTCATTATTCAATCCTGTCCTGAAGTCTACGTGCTTTGAGTTCTGATTGTTTTCTTAGACCTGTGTTTTCAAGATAATATCTTGTAAAGACATCTACAGAACTATTCTTACCTTCTATCTTATCTGTTTTCAACAATCTAATGTTTGCTCCGTTTTTCTCACCTCGTAATTCATATGCAATAAATGCCAGTTGTGTATAGAACTCTGTGAATTCTTGGTCAAACTCTTTTAGTCTTGCAAAACGGTCATTGTTCCAATTTGCAATTCCTTGGGATTGAACATTTATTCCTGTTCTCATACCACTCGCAAGACTCAACGAAGCTGCAATACCTAATGATTGTTTTAATGTATATCCGATATTTAGAAAGAATCTTACAGTTGCTTTCTCTCTTGATTGTTTGACAAGGTTATTAATATTACCTGTCTCCGTATTTTGAACATCGACATCTTTTGGTGCAAGTGCTTTTGCAATTGCGGAGAATATACTATTTGGTTTTGTATCGTCTCCAACATCTTCTTGGATTTGGTCAATCTGAACAGACGATGGAAACTCAATGTGTGGTAACGAACCAAAAACAATCGGTGTCTGAGAATTTACACCATCCGCAAAAATACCAAATACCAACGCACTTGGTTGTAGTTGTGGGATTCTTCCTAATCCACTGACTCCACCTTCGGTAGTCGGTAGAATACATTGCGCCCACGGTAAATCATTCTGAGGAATATCTCTTGTGTCGGACGTGTGCAATCCATGAATTCTTACTTTGACTCTACCCTCAAACCCATAAGGCGGAGATGCGTCCACGACTGTTCCGATAAACCATCGTGTATTATCACCGTAAAATTCTGATAGAATAGGTTTCATCATCGTTCTCTCACCAATTTAACCAAGTTCATATTCACGGTATGTGATGTATTTTGGAATGTGTGTCGAATGTCGTAAATCAGAAAATCACCACTCTTTGATTTATCAAGAAGGTCATCTTCGCTTGACCTGTCGGTCACTTCTGTGTTATCATTGACTACTTTCAGACGAACAATATCACCCACAGCTGCCTTCGCAAGGAAGAATGCAGTTCCCGTCACCACTGCCTGAAACTGATTCTTAAATAGATGATTCTTTAACGCACGTCCTTCGAGTTTCTTAATGAAGAGATTTGGCTCGGTCTCATCGTGATAACTCTTACTTGTTCCGTATGTTCCGTTGGATGTCAAAGTATGATATTTCATTGCATCATAATCATCAAACAAAACGTCCTGAATTTTTAGATACGGGTCAAAGATATTTTGTTGTTCGATATCGATTACTTGTTCTTGTTGTAATTTATTCAAGGTCTTACGAAATGTGAAATGATTATTACTGATTTGACCTGTATTCAGATTTGTGTTCCCTAGATTTGCAGACACAGAACCCGCATCGATAAGTTTCAGAGTATTACCTGTGTTCTTTGAAATAATTTCCTTGATAATGAATCCCTGAGTTTCATCACCACCATCTTCTGCAATGGATACATTAGATGGATTATATGTGTAAGGTAATTTACTATTGAAAGGACTCTGTTGTAACATGACATCTAAATTACCAAGTCTTAATCTGTCATCATGTATGGTTGACCAACAGAAAAACGGTGAACCTGTATTGGTAGTCGCACGAGCAAGTAACCAATCAATGGTTTGTATCGGAGTCAGATTAGGAATGATACCTTTGACTTTTGTTTGAATCGCATTTCTTCGATTGCCTGTTGCGGTGGTCATATAAGATATGTCCACGTCTTTGTTCAAGTCTCTTGCAACGGTTTTGATAACTGATTGTTCAAGCGAACCATTAAATGATTTACTTATCTTGGTCAATCGACTTTTGAATGCATGAGGTTCTATAAATGAAAATAAGTAAATACTAGATTTACCATTGTCATTTGACTTGACAGAACGTTCTACGTTTGTTAGATAGAATGTTTTTTGGAATATCGGGTCAAGTTCATTATCGAGTGAACACATTGAAATACGAAACAACTCTGTTCCGTTAAATGAAATTGCATCGAACAATCCTTTATCGTCAAGGATTGCAACAGTTCCCGTTAGATATGCTTTGTCAAGAGATTCGTAGACATTGAATTCCACGATTGATGTTCGCACGTCATACGACAAGGCCTCAAATCCACCAAACCTATCAGCGGATATTAACGCTTCCGTAATCTTAAACTGTTGTGACTTATTGGTATTTTGTGCCACAATTATTCCTTCATAAATTTATTAAATTCAGATACCACGTTTACAATCACGTCAGGGTTCAGAACAATGATTTCTTTTAGTTCCTCGTTTCGATTTTCGAGTCGATTGAGATTAGTAATTGGAGTAAGTCCACTTGGTGACGCATCGGTAAGAGGGTCAATGTCTGTAAATTCACCGTCTGAATTTTCATAGTGATGCACCGAGTTATATTGTGCAGTTTCGGAATGTAATCTCATGGTAATACGTGACCCATCTTCCTCTTGATACTCAATGATTTCTGTATCACCAAAATTATTATCACCATCTGTTTCGATAATAAGTTGACCAAGGTCAAGTCTACGTCTAAGAATAACACCTGACGTTCCTGAAGTCTGACCTGTCACTCTTTGACCCACAGGAAAAATCTTTGCAAAATTAACTTCAGTTGTGGTCACACGATGAGGCCATCTTTTCTTTGCGTAGTCAATGATTTCATTGTCTGCAATCGGCCATCCACTCTCACGTAGATGGTCATTCATTAAATAGAATGTCCAATAGTATTCTGTTGTTCCATACAACTCATACGATAAAGTGTCGGGTCTCTCTCCTGATACAATAGTATACTTGTTATAAAAAGAAGTTTGGTCTTTGATTTGGTCAATGATATCGACATACTGCGTCAGATTATCAAAAAATACAGGAGACTCAAAGTCACCGAATCTATAGTTGACGATACCAAAGTTCTTGAAATATTTTGTTGACATTAGAATCCACCCTCATTAGAACCATCCTCACTACCTTCGATATCTTCTCTTGACAATGTTCTTGTTTCTTGAAATGCAAGAGACATTTCAATTTCTTGGAAGTTACCGTCATCATGCATTGCACTTGTTGTTGGATTGTATGTGACATTCACGTCTCGTAAGAAACACGGTTTGATTTTAGTAGCAACGTGTTCTCCGTTATACAAGACCTCAATCTTAAATTTATTTGGGAATCGATATCCAATAGAAATCTGTTGGTCTTCTGCTACATCGATTTTAATATTTTCGGGATATAGTTCTGTCCTGAAAAACTTAATAATTTGTTTGACTTCTTCTGCTTCACGTTGTGATGTTGCAATGAATTTGAACTGAAATGCAAACTCACGTAGATTAACACTCTTAAATAATACACGTGTATTTGGGTTAGATGTAACCTGACCCGCAGATTTGAATGCACCTGATACTTCGTCAGGCAATGCAGCTGCTAATTTTACGGTTGCAAGTGTCGCCACTTCTTTATTCGCTGCTCCACCAAATGCAGCCGATAGTGTCTGAACACCACCATCAAAGATAGACTTTGCGACAGACCCACCACTCTTCAAGGCCGCTTCTGCACCCGCACCCATACCACCAAGGTCAAAGTTCTCGTAGTTTACTGTATCACGATATGCAAGACCTGTAGGTAAATATAATTTGACAGAACGTCCTGTGTTGATGAGTTCACGTTTACCTTTCTTTACAGTAAACACTTGACCCGCATGTGTTTCAAGTTGTGATTGAACTTCTTCTCTCGTTTGTTCAACATCTTCACCACCTTCAGCATTTTCAATAACTTCTTTGGTTGCATCTGTCACGAAATCAAGAAGATTTCCGAGGTCAGTTTCAGGTTCTTTTAGAACAGTGAACTTCAATCTACCGAGATATTCATCGGGATTGTTCAACGGATATTCAAGAGTCTGTCTCTTTCGAGTCTGTTCTTCTGCTGGGGTTACTTCTGCCATAGTTAATTTCCGACTAAATAGTTGAAAGTCTTTCCTTTTATTTATAAGGTTTTTATGGCGTATTCAGGCAGATATAGAGTTAAAAATCCATCAAAATATGCGGGTGACCATACCAACGTCATCTATCGTTCTCTGTGGGAGAAACATGCATTTAGATGGTGTGACGATAATCCCAAGGTAAAATCGTGGTCATCCGAAGAAGTTGTTATACCTTATCTATATGAGGTTGATAAACGTTGGCATCGATACTTCATGGATTTGAAGATGACAATGACGGATGGAAAGACTATCCTTGTTGAAATCAAACCCGCAAAAGAAACCGAACCACCCAAAGGTCAACGCAGAACAAGACGATTCGTTACTGAGGCAATGACATATGTAAAGAATATGAATAAGTGGGAAGCTGCAAATGAATATGCGAAAGACCGTGGATGGCATTTTCAGATATGGACAGAACATACTCTTTCCACTATGGGTATATTACCGAAATCAACAAAACCTCTAAAACCGTTTCAAAGACATAAAAAATAAGTATAAATAGAAGTATGAGTAATTTATTTCAAAGAGTATCACAAGAGGCATTTCGCGCAGGTATTACTCCGCGCACTGCAGAGTCACGCGATTGGTTCAGAAAAAAGCTTCAAACAATGGGCAGAATCAATCGTAATCAATTGATGCAGGAAGATGAAATCAATCTTGTAAATAAATCTCAACCTCTTATTGGATCTATGAATATGTTTTTCTATGATCCGAAAACAAAAGAAACATTACCTTATTACGACAGGTTTCCTCTTGCAATTATCGTAGGACCTGCACCGAAAGGTTTCTATGGTTTGAATCTGCATTATCTTCCACCACTGTTAAGAGCAAAGCTTCTCGACGGTTTATTAGATATCGCAAGTGACGATAAGTACGATGAAGGTACAAGATTTAGATTGAACTATAGAATCTTAAACAGTGCATCAAAGCTTAGGATATATAAACCCTGTCTGAAACATTATCTGTTTGCACATGTAAAATCAAGACTCGCAAGAGTATCGGCACCTGAATGGGAAATCGCTACATTTCTACCGACTCAAGATTTTGCAAAGGCTTCAGCACGTAGGGTATACACAGATTCAAGGAAGATGATTTAATGGCTGGTATTGACGATCTCAAATCACTCGCTTCAACAAAACTTGGCTTTGCGTCTGCCAACCAGTTTATGGTTGAATTGCCTACTACGTTTCAAACCGGAGGTTTCCTGGCACAGCTTACAAGACTTTTGAATGGTAATGATCTGAATCTTCTTTGTGCATCTGTAACATTACCTGGTAGACAGGTGACAACACTTGATCGTCGTATTGCACAAGAATACCAGCAAGTGGCTTATGGTTATGTCGTAGACCCTGTTGTAATGACTTTTTATATGTTGAACGACTATGGTGTAAAGAAGTATTTCGATTCGTGGTATGATTCCACGGTTGCAGACGATTTGAATATAGCTTTGTATAAGAGTAACTATGCGAAGCCGATTAAGATACA